CGCGCGGTTAACGGGACGATCAGTTATATGCCGCCGCTGTTCGGCTATATGCTGGCGGGGGCGGTGATTCAGGGGTTGCTGCAAAACAAAGGGTCAAATTGTGGGGGGGCATGTTATTTGGCACAGATGATTAGAACCAGTAAAACGGCTGAGAGCCGCGCAGATGTTAAGTTGCAGGGAAAATAACGCGGCAAACGTATTTGGCACAGAATGCAAATTTATGGTGCCGTTTTGCTTGGTTTTGTAATTTATTTGGCACGAATATAAACAGAAAAGCAGGAATAACACCCGGGCGGTGAACATTTTGGCGTTAACGCCCTCGCTTACTGCCACGAACTGGCCGGAAACGGCGTTGATAGAGTCTGGATCGATGGGGGAATCGGGGCGGATGCCTTCGGGCTCTACTGCTATATCAGTTTCAAACTTCCGACGCCACCAGCGCGCCATCCAGATATATTTTTTCTCTTCATCCCCCATGACGGGGAATTATCACATAGTCCTAAACCCAGATATAGCCTATATCACGCGGCCTTTTCGCCGCCTTCGCCTATGCCTGTAGGCGTAATCAGACCTTCATCCAGGGCGTCCTGGTAATACTCGACGGCCTTCTGTGCGGCCTTGGCGTAATTCGGCTTATCGCCCATCATCTGAAGGATGCCGCCCAGGATTGCTTGTAACGCACCCAGGTTGATCGGCGTAGCACCTCGCACCACTTGCTTCTCTATTACCACCTCCCGCACCACCTCTTTATGTAGATCGGCCAGCAGCATGGGGCCTTCGCCGGTCAGCAGCCAGTTGGCGTTGATGCCGAGTTGGATGAATCCTGCCAGGTCATCGGCGCAGGGCTGGCTGTGGCCTGCCTCGAATTTCTGGTACGCGCTACAGGTCATGCCTGATTTTGCGCCCATCGCTGCCGGGGTCAGGCCGAGGCTTTCCCTCGCCCCAACCAGGCGGCTGCCGATCGCGCTATTTTCGACCCCCTTACCCACCTCGCCGCGCTGGCGGGCCTCGATTAGCGCCATCACATCAGTCGGGGGTATAAATACCTGGCGTACACCACCAGGCCCTTTGCCGGGCTCTTCTCGTATTTCCCATTTGTCTCGACGTGCACGGTCATACCACCCCTTCCTTGAAACAGGGTAGCCGGGCAATTTCAGTTTCGCTAAATCCTCTGCGCTATAACCGTTACCATTGGTTACAGTTATAGCTCCGGAACTGTTACTTTGTTTAGTCATGTAAAATCATTGATTTATCTAAAATTAAACCAAATTGTCAAAAAAATTAACTATAACCTGTTGACAGTGGGTAATTATTACCGTTACACTGGCACCAGTCAATCACTAAGGCAACCTTTGACATGCTAAAAAAAACTCACGAATCGCGAGTTCCACACAAAGAGGACATCAAAGCCGCCGTGCGCAAGCATTACGGCTCGATGGATGCGCTGGCGATATTGTGCGGCGTGCATAAAAGCATCCTGCGCGCCGCGTTGATCCGGCCCTATCCCAAGGCCGAAGCGCTGATCGCCAAGGCGCTGTCCACAACCGCCCCTGAATTATGGCCTGAGCGCTACACCAAAGCGGCGCTTGAAAACCATCGTCACTGGCGGCGGCTGGCCAATGTTCCAGGCCCTCAATTTAACACGAATGTAACTGATAAAACAGTCAAGAAGCCCGCTGGGAATTGACCATGCGCATCGACCACCATACCCCTGACCTGTTCGCCGACGCGCCCGATCTGCCCGGCACGCTGGGTTGCGGCATCGAGATCGCGGCGACGATGGTGGAAGCGCTGGAGCTGGCGCGGAAGCGCGGGATGAGCCGGGAGACGGTGGCGGTGCGGATGTGCTACCACCTGGGCGAGAAATTCAGCGAGGCCACGCTCGACGGCTATTGCGCGCAATCGCACGGCGACCGGGAGATACCGCTCAAGCGGGCAATGGCCTTCGACGCCGCGCTGGGGGAAGACGTGTTGCTGTCTTTATATACCCGGAAGCGCGGCGGGCGAGTAGTGATAACGGAAGACGACGCGGCCTTGCTGGAATGGGCGCGGCTGCACCAGGAGGAGAAGGCGCTATCCGAACGCAAACGGGCGCTGGAAGCGGTAATGAAGCTGAAAGGAGCAATGAAATGAACAAGCCAATTGAGTGGGAAAAGGCCGAGGAGATCGTATTGGAAACCACAATAAAGGACGCGCAATGAACCGGATCGAATTATGGCGGCTCAGGGCGCTCATCCGGGGGCGCGCCTGGGGCTGTATGGTGGTGACCGCATCGCCGCTGGGCGGCTGGTTCGGGGAGCGGTCCAGGATGGGTGTTATATCGGGCGCGGCGGCGTGTTTTGCGAAGATGGAAATAAAGAAGGCGCAGGCATGAAAACCCACTATTCCTGCGCCGAACTGGCGGCGATGAAGCTGCCTGGGTATCCGACCACAAAAAAGGGCTGGTACGCCCTGGTTGAGCGCGAGTCGTTTCTTTATTAGGGAGAAGGCGCTATCCGAACGCAAACGGGCGTTGGAAGCGGTGATGAAGCTGAAAGGAGCAAGGAAATGAAGGTCTCAACTTATTCCCCACCTTTTAGCTTTGGCGCATCGAGTTTTTTGAGGAATTCCAGCCTCTTCAAAACCGTGCGGAAATCGTCGAGTGCGTATTCGACATCGGTCAGGTCAACCTCGGTGAACTCGTTTCGGTACTGTTCTGGATCGTTGCTGTATTGCGCGTAGATGTTGGGATTCGGCTCACTACCGGTGATCGCGCTTCTCAGTCTGGCGGATCGTGTTTCGAGCTCGTTGAGGTGGCGTTGAAGGTCTGATTTTTTAATGATGGCCATGTGTAACCCCTGATGAAAGGCAATGAAATGAACATACAAGAACAAACCATACAACAAAAACAGGCGATTGTCGCGCTTCGACCTGAGCTGGATCGGCGCTACAAAGTGCTTTTAGGGCTACTTGAAGAATGTACCGAAAGCGATGTCGATCTGTGGCGGATCGAGCTGGCGCGCGGCGATGTCGATGCCGTGCTCAATACCATGTTGCCAAAGATTGTCGAGCCGGAAGAGTACTGAGCGGACATGAAAACCCACTATTCCTGCGCCGAACTGGCCGCGATGAAGCTGCCTGGGTATCCGACCACAAAAAAGGGCTGGTACGCCCTGGTTGAGCGCGAGTCGTTTCTTTATCAGGGAGAAGGCGCTATCCGAACGCAAACGGGCGTTGGAAGCGGTCATGAAGTTGAAGGGAGTGAAGAAATGAACTATCGCCACATCCCGAGCGCCCGCGACTTGGCCTGGGCTAATAGCAGTGGCTCACGTTCATCCGAAATCAACCAGATCGCCGCTTCGCACTTCGGGCAACGCAGCATGTCCTCATGGTCTCCGTTTCTGCTGTGCAGATGCATGGGTGCATCGCAGGCCGGGCACCTCGGAACGCCTTTTTTGTTCCAGTTCACGCCGAAGGCATATAACCGGTTGCGCGTTCGCCACCACAACACAAGGAAAACCAGACATGACGGTAGCAATACTAGGGTTGTTAATAACCATAGCTGTATTAATAGGGGTTTCGATAACCACGGCAATAGCTTATCAGCGGCTAGACCACCTATTCCAATGGCAGTGCTTCCTGCTAGGCCAGCTAACAGCGATATGGCTGATATTCCTGTTTTCAGGGCTAGGTCTTTGGTTAGTTCCTTGGCTGATGTCATAACGAGTTTATGTGCTTGGGGAAATACACAGTTTAACGCAGGCATGGCTTACCGCCAATTTACCAAGGCGCAGGCATGAAAACCCACTATTCCTGCGCCGAACTGGCGGCGATGAAGCTGCCTGGGTATCCGACCACCAAAAAAGGGTGGATTGATCTGGTCAACCGCGAAGGCTGGGAAGGTCAAAAGCGCGCAGGTCGCGGAGGCGGGTTTGAATACCTCCCCAGCAAAACCGTCCAAAAACAGATCGACATCCAACGCGCCGTCACCCATCCCGACCCGGTCAGCCGCGCCCTGAGCAACGTGGTCGAAGCGATGAACCAGGTAGCGGCAGAGAAAGAAGCCGCCGAAGCCTCGCGCCACCAGCGCGGCGAAGCGAACCTGATGGAGCTGGGCGGGTTGTCCGAGAGGGAAACCCTCACCTTCAAGGCGCACAACGAAATCGTGGACGGCTGGAAGGTGTGGTTTACCCGCGCCCAGCCGCTGAAAAAATCGAATTCATGGGCCCCGTTCTCCACTGTCTACAACCGGGCCGAAATCCCGGTTTCCAAGGCGGTGCGGGAGGCCTACCCGGAGATATCGCCGCGCAGCGTCCAGCGATGGGTGCTGGATCATGAGAAAGGCAATTTCTCCGCCCTGGTCGATCACCGCAACGGCGCCAAGCTCAAGAACACCGGGGTTTTCGACCTGAATATCCTGCTGGCGCAAACCGCCGTCAAGATCATGATGGACCGGCCGGGGATCAAGACCGGGCAGCTCGACTCCCTGCTCAAGACCGCCTCGGTGTGCCGCGAAACCGGCGAGGTACTGTTCACGCCGCCGTCCATCCATCAGGTGTATCGGTTCCAGACTCAATGGCAAAAGGATAACGCCGAGGTCTATCTCAAGGCCACCAACCCGGACGCCTGGAAGAACAAATACATGCTGGCCCTGGGCAGCGCCGACGAGGACGTGACCGAGCTGAACGGGCGCTGGGAAATGGACGCCACCCCGGCGGACTGGCTGCTGCTGGACGAAGACGGCAAGAAGCGCCGCTACACGGTCTCGGTCATCATCGACGTGTGGAGCCGACGCATGATGATCGTGGTGTCGCGCACGCCGAAAACGCAGACCCACTGCTTTGCCCTGCGCCTGGCGCTGCTGGCCTGGGGCGTGCCGAAGGAGATCGTCACCGACAACGGCGCGGACTATCTGTCCGACCACTTCCAGCTGGTGCTGTCCCGGCTGGGTATCGTGCAGCGGATCTGCAACCCTTTCAGCCCGGAAGAAAAACCCCTTGTCGAGCGCGTGATCGGCACGCTGAACCATTCCATCCTGGAACTGCTGCCCAATTTCGCCGGACATAGCGTGGCCGACCGCAAGGCGATTGAAGCCCGTCAGAGCTTTGCCGACCGCCTGATGAAAAAAGGCGAGGTGGTGGATTTCAGCGAGGCCGGGGACATCGACGGCGCGAAGATGCAGGAAATCATCAACAAATGGAACACCGGGTGCTACGAGCAGCGCACCCACGGCACGCTGGGCGTGAACCCCTTTGCCAAGGCGGCAAGCTGGACGGGCGAGGTACGGCGCATCGAAAACGAACGCGCGCTCGACATCCTGCTGGCGCGCCCGACCGAAGGCGGCACGCGCACCCTGCAAAAAAAGGGCATCAAGATCGACGGCGCGTGGTTCATCGCGGGCGAGCTGGGACGGGTCGAGATGGGCAGCGTGCTGGACATCTACGAGACCGAAGACCTGGGCAGGGTGATCGTCTACTACCGCAAAAACTTCCTGTGCATCGCCGAAAACCCAATGCGCACCGGCATGGATCGCAAGGCCATCGCGGCCATCGCGTCCGCCTCGCAGAACAAGAGGATCAGAGAGGCCAACGCCCAGTACCGGAAATCCATCAAGGGCAAGCCCTCGACCGACGATCTGCTGCACCAGCACCTCAACGACTCGGCGGCAGCGGCGGGCAAGCTGGTCAGCGGGACATTCGGCGCAAAAGTCCACATCAGCCAGGGGCTGACCGAAGCCGCCAAGGCAGTGAAGGCGCAGGAAGGGATACAGCCCTCCAGTCAGGCGGAAAAGCTGCGCGAGGAAGCCCGCGCCGCGATGGCGAAAATGGAGTACGAAAAGGTCAATCCGCCGAAGATCGTCTCCCACCCCAGCGCCGCGCAAAACGTCAGCATCGTGGCGGGGATGACGCCGGAGGCGAAATACGATTACTGGCTCGAACTGGAAGCCAAAAACAAGCGAGATGGCGATCTTGAAAATAAAGAAGAGCGCCATTGGCACAAGGTTTTTCCCAACTCCACCACCTGGCGCGCACAGAAGGCGTTGCGCGAAAACGGGTTGAGGGAGGCGTGGAAATAAAAAGACCGGCATCCGTTATAGCGGAAACCGGCCCATTTGGAACATCAACCAAGGAGTGAATTATGAATGAAAACGTGGTGAAACTGCAACCCCCCGGCGCGATTCTGCCGCTGACCAACATCGGCGTGGCCGAACGGGCCGTGGCCAGGCTGTGCAATCGCGGCCCGCTCGACCCCGGACTGGTGGTATTCAGCGGCCCCAGCGGCTACGGAAAGAGCATTTCAGCCGCCTATGTGAAGGCACGTCACCCCTCCTATTACGTCCAGGCGGACGATTTCTGGACCAAGAAAACCATGCTGATCGCCGTCTCCCGCTCGATGGGCTTGCTGTACTACCGGGGCAAGGACGAGAGCCGCCGCGAGTATTGGCCGGAAATCAACGTCATGGCCGACGCCATCAAGGCGCAACTGGAACAGAGCCGCCGCATCCTGATTATCGACGAGTTTGATTACGTGGTCGCGAAGAACCTGGTGGAGTCCGTGCGCAGCCTGTACGAAGGCAGCAAGGCCTCGATCCTCATCATCGGCGAAGAAGGCCTGCCGCAAAAACTCGAACAGTGGGAACGCTTCCACGGGCGCGTGCTGGACTGGTTCTTCGCCGAACCGGCCAGCCTGGCCGACGCCCGCGAAATGGCGCGCGCCAAGTGCGGTGGCATTGCCGTTGCAGACGATCTGCTGGAGCACCTGATCAAACTTTCCGGCGGCAGCACGCGGCGGGTTTCCAACAACCTGGGCAGCATCGCCGACGAAGCCGCCGACCAGGGCTGGGCCAGCGTTGACCTGGCGACCTGGGGGACGAGGAAATTGCAGACGGGGAAAGCCCCGAGGAGGGGGGCGTGATGGCGCGTAAACCCATCACCGCCCTCTCCGGCGGCAAAAGCCCGCGCCAGCGCATCTGGGAAGCCATACGCGCCTGGGCGGGCACGGGGGACGGCACCTTCACGGCGTCCGTCCTGTCCCGCACCGCCAAGCTGGAAATGTCGCCGATCTCGGACTACCTGCGCGGCCTCGTGGCCGGCGGATGGGCTGGCGTTGCCGTGCAGGGCGGGCGGGGCGTTGAAAACGTCTACCGCCTGGAAAAAGATAACGGTATCGAAGCCCCCCGCGTCCGCCGGGACGGCAGCGAGGTCACCCAGGGCAGCGGCAACGAGGCCCTGTGGGGCGCGATCAGCGTGCTCGACAGCTTCACCGCCCAGACCATCGCCGATATTTCCGGCGCAACCCCGCATACCGCCAAAACCTATTGCCTGTTTCTCGCCCGCGCCGGTTATCTGAAAGTGGCCAGCCAGGGCAAGGGGCGAGGTAAAGGGGGCGTGGCGTCGGTTTACCTCACCGTAAAAAGCCGCATTTCCGGGCCTAGAGCCCCAATGATTACCCGGCTCAAAGCCGTCTACGACCCGAACCTGCATCAAGTGGTGTGGATGGAAGGCGCGGATGAAGCGGTGGAGGAAATGGACCATGTCTAAGCCCCTGACCGACGAACAGCGCACCCGCGCAATGGCGCTGTTGAGACAGGAAGTGGCGCGCATCAACATCACCCGGGCAGCGCTGCGTATCGGCATGGATCGGGCCACCGTCTCCCTGGTGGTTCGCGGGGTTTACAAGGCCAGCCCGGACCGTGTGCTGACCAAGGTGCTGGCCACGCTCGACCGCCGCGCCTGCCCTTACCTGGGCGCGGAAGTGCAGGCCGAATACTGCCGCGAAACCAACACCGGCCCCACGCCCACCTGGGACCCCTCGGCACTCGCGCAGCGGCGCATGTGCCAAACCTGTGAATACAAGGAGCCGCCATGCAAACCGCAATGAATACCCCTCAGCGCCACATCCCGCCGCAGAAGCGCGACCAGAACGCCCATATCTCCGCCAGCACGGACAATTACGTCCGGTGCATCGACTGGCTGATGGTCAAAGGCTTCACCATCACCCATGCCCAGATCGGCGGCGACCACGCCCTGCCCGTCATCCACATCCAGACCGGCGGCCTGTGCAACCTGTTCAAGGAACGCTACAACGCCGTGTGCTACGGATTCCGGGGAGAGCAAGGCGTGCGGGTGGATACCTGGCGCGCTGAGGTGCTAGGCTGCCGGATCGAGTGGATCGAGAGGGGGCACTGATGGGCACCATCAAATCCGTCCAGCGCTCGATGGGCTACCGGCGCGCCGACACCTGCGCCAACTGCAAGCACCTGCTGGAAACGCCGCAGGGCACGGGTAGGGTGGGCACGGCCTTTGTGCCCACGCGGGCGGAGTGCAAAAAAGGCGGCTTCTACATCAGCCGCCTGGCGGTGTGCCAGCAGCACGAAACCGAGAAAGGCCCGGCATGAACCCCGAAAAAATCCCCCCCGTCAAGACAGCGATCCTGCAAGCGCTCCGCGCCGGCCCCATCGAAGCGGGCGAGCTGTTCGACCGGGTCGGCAGCTCGTTCAGCAGCGCCGCCAGGCAGCTCGTCGCCGCCGGCCTGGTCGAAGTCGCGCGCGGCCTGTACCGCATCACCCCCGCCGGACGCGCCGCCTGCCCCATGCGCAACCCGCACCTGGAAAAGGAGCGCACCGCATGAGCTCGGATTTCACCCCGCCGACCCCCGCCACCAGCGCGATCCACCTGGCCGTCGCGGTGACGGCCTTCCGCCGGGCGGAAAGCCGCGACGAAAGGGTCGCCATCGCCGAAAAGCACAAACCCCACATGCTGGAAAGCGACATCGCCAGGATGAGGGAAGCGTTCAAAACCATGAAGGAGGTAGCGCCATGAACACCCGCCAACTGCTGTCCCTGCTGTCCCGCCACGTCGGCGCAAACAACGGCATAACCGCCGCGAAGATCGGGTCGGCGCTGAACATCACCATGCGCCGCGTGCGCTTCCTGGTGACCGAGCTGCGCGAAGACGGCGTCGTCGTCTGCGGCACGCCCCACACCGGCTATTACATCGCCGCCACCGCCGAAGAGCTGGAGGAGACGTGCCTGTATCTGCACCACCGTGCAATGCACAGCCTGACGCTCATCTCCAGGCTGCGCGGCGTGGCGATGGCCGAACTGCTCGGGCAGATGAGGCTGGAGACGTAACCGCAGTCATGTAGGTTGGGCACCCCGTGCCCAACAAACCCAAAATTATCACCCCCAATCATTTGTTGGGCACGGGGTGCCCAACCTACATGAGCATCAACCGCTTTTTAACCGCAACAAAAGGAGAACCAAAGTGAACCAACCCCAAGCAAACCCCATCCCAGACGGCTACATGCAGGACGCCAAGGGCGCCCTGTGGCCGGTCGCCACCATGCGTCAAATCGACATCACCCGCGACGAACTGGTGCATGAGATCGTCGCCCGAGCCAAGGCTGAATCCGAAGCGCTGGCCAAGTTCAAGGCCGCGGTGTTCGGCGACATCGAAGCCTTCGTGCAGTTGTCCGGCGAGAAATATGGCGTCGCGATGGGCGGCAAAAAAGGCAACGTCAGCCTGCTGTCCTTCGACGGGCGCTACAAAGTCCAGCGCGCCGTGTCCGAATCGCTCGCCTTCGACGAGCGCCTGCAGATCGCCAAGGAACTGGTCAACCAGTGCATCCACCTGTGGAGCGAGGGTTCCCGATCCGAGATTCGCGCCCTCATCAACGACGCATTCCAGGTCGATAAGGAAGGCCGCGTCAACGTCGCCCGCATCCTCAGCCTGCGTCGCCTGGAGATCACCGACGACAAATGGCTGACCGCCATGAAAGCCATCGGCGAAAGCATCCAGGTAGCGGGCAGCAAAACCTATTTCCGGGTGTATGAGCGGGTCGGCGACAGCGAGCAGTACCAGCCGATCAGCCTGGATATTGCGGCGGTGTGATGGCGATCCTCCTCATCTTCGCCAGCACCTTCGTCGCCGTGTTCGCCCTGGGCTTCCAGAGCCTCAACGTCAACCAGGGCCACTACCGCGCCGCCGCGCTCACCTCGTTCGCCATCGGCGGCGGCAACCTGATGATCCTCAAGATGGTGCCGGACGGCGACCTGTACGCAATGGCCGCCTACCTGACCGCCGGCCCCCTGGCGATCATGGCCAGCATGTGGGTGCATCGCCGCACGCTGGGGCGAAAACGAAAAATGTAGGTCGGGCACTCCGTGCCCGACAAACCCAAATTTATTTGTTGGGCACGGGGTGACCAACCTACATGCCCGAATTTATTTGTTGGGCACGGGGTGCCCAACCTACATGGCTTTTCAACCGCAACAAAAAAGGAGCAACACATGAACCAGAAAGACCTGATCGACCAAATCGCCAACATCGTCGGCGAAAGCAGAATCACCGTAAAAAGCATCCTCGAAACCGCCGCCGACGTCATCCACACCGAGCTGATCGAAGGCGGCGAAGCCACGCTCCCCGGCCTCGGCAAGTTCACCGCCAAGCAGCGCGCAGCCAAGAAGGGCCGCAACCCCGCCACCGGCGCGGAAATCGACATCCCCGCCAAGCGCGTGCCGCATTTCAGCGCGGCCAAGGCGTTGAAGGACGCGGTAGCGTAACGCGAAACAGGATCATCTTGCCGGCCCCGGCAAAACGATCCTGTCTGCCCGGCATGGTGGCCGGGTACTGATGAGCAGCCAAAAATGAAACCGCAAACCGCCCAAGACCTCCGCCGCCGCGAAATCGCCACGATAAAGGTCGCCCAAAAACAGCTCGGCCTGGATGACGATACCTACCGCGCCATGCTGGAGCTGGTCACCGGCAAGCGCAGCGCCGCCGATCTCACCTGGCAGGAGCGCAAGAAAGTGCTAGACCACCTCAAAACCAAAGGCTTCAAAATCAAAGGCCAGCAGCCCAACCAGGCCCACAAACCCCTCGCGCAAAGCAAGGCCGCCCTCGAACGCAAGATCGGCTGGCAGCTCGGCAAACTGGGCGTGGGCTGGGATTACGTCTACGGGAAATTGCAAAACAACGTCGCGCCGGGCAGGGAACGCTTCGAACTGTTGACCGTGGCGCAGATGGGCGACATCAGCAGCGCCCTGGAGCGGACGATCCGGTTCAAGCCATGACCGCCCCCGCCCTCCCCGACTCCCTCCAGGCCATCGCCGACCTCATCGGCGCGCCGGCCGCGCTCAAGATCGCCGAGCGCTGGGGCGGCACGCGGCTCTACATCCCCGCCGAGCCCGGCGACGACCACGAACTATCG